TACTCTATGCGAAGTAAACAAACCCATATCGTATATCTTCAATGCTTCATCTCTGACTTCTTCTGGTATCAGTATGTCTGCCTTAAGATAAAGACTGTTTCTTTTTTCTAAAAAGTCTTTACACTTTTGTGCTATTTCCAGTAATCTTTTATCCATGTTTCTAGTTCTTCTTGTTTTGTACCATGATTTAATATACAGACTTCATAATCATTTCGTAGTTTCTCTGGTGTTGTATCTTTAAGATATCGTACACCTTTCCAATATGAATATGCGATTGATGTAGGTAATAAGTCAACTTGTACAGGTTCATTAAATAGATATCTATCAACTCCTTGATACTTAAATAATATCATCTGTTTGTGTTTTTGAAAATAATCATATATCTCTTTACCTTGATGCCACTCCCATTTCATAATAGATGAGTTATATAATGTAGGAAACTTTTCTCTGGCACGTGGTGCTAGATATCCTTCTTTCCATTGTGCGTATAGGACTGATACTGTTCTTGTTTGTACAGAAAGAAGTCTATGTAGAGGATTAAGAATAACTATATCAAGGTCAAATAATATATTACTGCCTTCTCTAAATATGTTTAGACAATCAATTTTAGGCCACCATTGTGTCAAGTCTGATTCTATCTCAACAGGTACAATTGGTTTGTTTAGACCAGTTGCATTATCTGTATAACAATAGAAGTTGAATTCTTCTGGCATATTTTTCTCGACCATATTGTATAGTCTGTTGACATAATCAGAAGAATATTTGTCGCCTTGTTTCACACAAATCACATTTATCATAATAATATATATAAATAGAATTAAAGGAGTTTTTATATGAGTGATATGGTTTTACCAACAGTAACTGAAAAAAAGAAAACATTGTTGTTCTTTTCTGGTGGTGTAGATTCTACTATGATTGCTTTGAGAATGAAAAAGAAATATAAAACACTAGACAATGTAGTCGCAGTATTCTTTCCTATCAATGCATTGTATCAAATATACAGACGAGGTGAAAAGAATTATGATGATACTAGATTACAGAATCAGTATAGTATATTCAATGATATGTGTGAAGAAGTTGGTCTAAAGAATCGTATCGTGTTTTTAACAATGGAAGATTTTACATATCAAAATGGTGATAACTTTATTGTTGACAAAAGACGCCAGAATGTTGCTTCTCTTTTAAATCTATTGTGGGAACGTGGTGTTGATTTGACAGATAAACACTCGATTACTTTTGGTATCAATAAAAGAATATTTGAAGGTAGAACTCTTTTGAATCATCTTAAAGAAAAGAATATCACATCATCTGATAAGATTGCAAAGACTATCAAAGCAAGTAAAAAGAAATACAGAGGTATTATTGAAAGAGATGCCATTGACGCATATAGTAACTATGCGTGGTTAGAAAAACAAAACTCATATACAATCATTTCTTTTGATGAACTAATAGAAAACGATAAGATGTATTTACCACTTCAAGACTTGACTAAGTCTGATGTGTATAAACTACTCAATACACTTATTAATGATGTAAAAATATTTACAGAAAAAGACAGAGAGATTGTTATGAAAGCACACAATATGTGTGATGTTGCATACCCTAGTACTTGTGGTGAATGTGATACTTGTATAGAAAGAACTAAGACAATATAATGTGGAAATGGATAGGATATATCACAGCAATTTTACCTTTAATTGGTGTAGTGTATGGAGGTTTAAGAATAGCAAGTGATTTACAAACATCAGTTGAACAGTCTATTGAAACTTCGGTAAATGCTCACACAAGAATAGATTCTATTATTGAATCACAAAAAGATATTAACAAACAACTGTTAGATTTACAGTCAATTAGTGCTGAAGTGAATGGAATAGTTAGTTCGCTAGAACGTCAGAAAAATGACACAGTTACAATTGGACAATTAGATACACTTAAAGATAAAATTAACGCACTTAGAGATACACTGGAACAAATGCGTGATACATCAAATCAGATTTCAGATATCAATAGTAAACTCGACAAAATTGAACGTGAAGTCAACAACACTCAGATAGATAATGATAAGATGATTCAAAATGCTCTTAAGGACATTGAAGAAATATACAGACGGTTGGATAGAGCCAGAATTAACTAAGACAATTTCCTAAATGCAGTCTGGTAATTATTCGCCAGTTTCAACACTTCAATATCTTTCCAATGTATATGGATAAAATAGTCAACTGCAATTCGTGGTGATTCAACAACATCATGTACTAATTTATTCTTTTCGTGTTTCCACCCAGTTACTTCTCTTGCTTTCCAGTACACACTATCATCTAATAACATAATACCACCTTTAGTTAATAGTCTATAAGATAGTACAAGGTCTTCAAGTACGTCTGCAGACTTATGTGAACCATCTATGTAAATAAAATCAAACTGTTGACCTTTCAAATCGTGAAGTGCGTCATAAGATGTTTTACGAATGTAAGTAATATCTTCTTTACAAGTATTCAAGTTGTTAATTAAATCTTTGTATGCTTCATCATAGAGTGTCTGTGATATACCATAAACACTACCATCAAATGGGTCAATTGTTGTTACTTTACATTTGTATGTTTCTGCAAGCCATATAGAGAACTTACCTTCCCACGTTCCAATCTCTAACACGTTTCTTGGGTTATCTAAAATAACTTTTGCGTTTTCAATGGCAGGAGTTGCAAAGTCAAATGTAAATGTATACTTACCAAAAACTCCCTCGTATTTTTCTTTACTCATCTTCTCTGTGTTCAACAATTCAATATCCCCTTTATAATATAGTTGTTTCCATGCAGTTTGTTTCTTCTTGTCTTTACTTATCAAGTATAACATATCATCATCTATACTCCAACCTTGTCTACGAAACCAACTCTTCCACGCAGTTTGTGATGGGTGTCTTGAGATTATCTTTAACTTGATATCACCAAAGTATTCTGAATCAAAGAATTCAAAACAAGTGTTGAGTATTTTACGATTGATACTACTACGATATTCTGGATTGGAATATATCTTTGTCATACTTCGCAATATATTACCATTCATCTTTACTGCAGTAAATGAAAATGCAGGTGTATTATCAATAACTACTGTAAAGAAGTGAGTATCTTTGTCGTCAATTATTGCTTTGTGCCAACCTTCTTCATATGCAAGTGTCTGTAACACATTGAATTCATCATACGGTTTGGTATCACAAAGAAGTTTGAAATCAGTTTTGTCTATAACAATCATACTAAATAACTTTATGTTAATTCACGGAATACAAGCGGTACACTTTGAACCAACGGCGAGATGTAATGCATTTTGTCCAATGTGTTCTCGTACTAATAATCCCAAAATATTAAATAATCAAGGCGAAGTATCATACGAAAACTTCGTCAAGTTCTTTCCTGAAGACTTTGTAAAAGGTCTCAAGAAATTCAAATTCTGTGGAAACTATGGGGACCCTGCAATTGCAAAAGACCTTTTAGAAATCCACAAATATTTATACGACATAAATCCATCTATCGAATTCATATTGAGTACGAATGGTGGTATACGAGGTGAAAAGTTTTGGACTGAACTTGGTGAGATATACGCAAAATCACCACAGTCGCACGTTCAGTTTCATATAGATGGTATGGAAGATACAAATCATATCTATCGTATTGGTGTCAAGTGGGATAAACTTATAAAGAATGTAAAGGCGTTTAACAAGACTGGTGGTGTGTCGTACTGGTTCTTTATACCGTTCTTTCATAACGAACATCAAATAGAAGATGCACAGAAGTTAAGTGATGAGTTAGGTTGTAAAGAATTTGTTATCAAAGTATCTGCACGTTTTCAAGACAGTAAGAAACCTTTTGAATACCCAGGCGGTAAACTATATCCACCTACATCAGATAGATTCAGAATAGAAAAGTTTCAGAAGAAAGAACAATTAAGATGTGTATCTGAAATACGCAAAGAGATATATGTTGACGCATGGGGTAGATTGTGGCCTTGTTGTTGGACTGGTTCTGCAGTCAACAGAAGTCCAGATTGGCCTATGGTCAAAGACGACCCAGACTTGAATTCATTGTACAAACATACGATACGAGAGATACTTGATAGTAAAGGTATGAACGATTGGATTCAATCGCAATACGGTTGTAATACATCAGTATGTCATAAAAGATGTACAGGTTCTTATGTGCATGTTATTGATAGACAGGGTTTACAGAAACCACAGAAAGAATATTGGTAATTAAAATAGATTATATTCAGGAAACGTTTGTTCAAACTTTTTATTAATAACATGTACGAATATAACTTCTTTCCAATTTATTTTACCTAATGTTGTTGTATCATCAACTATATGATTCCATTTTTCTTCAATATTATTGATTGTTAATTTATTTTTTTCAATAAGATAAGAAAAGAATACTTCGTTATTAGGTATCATAAATGGATGTATTTCTTTTGGATATACGTTATCTTTCTGTGCAGTATACAATAATTCAATCATATGATTTAAATTTTCACCAAACATCAGTTCACCTATTGCATCTTTATTACCACCAATAACGCCTGTGTTTACTATGTTGTCATTTAAAACTTTATAGTTTTCTAAAAGTAACATGGAGTTTTTAGAACAAGCCTTTACCCAACAGTTCTGATTATCTAAAGAGTCTAAATGTCCATACAATGGCCATTTTTTAAAACATCTATCTAATCCCCATTGTTTTCCATCTTGTTGTAGAATACATATTTTTGATAAGTCATGTTCTTCAAAAAAGTTTTTGAACATAAAAGGTATAACATCAAGGTCAAGATATAAAACTTCATCATACTTTTTTGCAAGTTCTTCAAACTGTTTTATTTTCATAAATTGTATTGATGTATAATCATCAATATGAAATTCATCAGTTTCATAAACAAAATAATCTGCACCACAAAACTTTGCATATTGTTTTTGTTTTGTAGCAAGTTTGTCTTTATATAAATGTAACTGTTGTTTTTTATAAGAAGTAACACTAAGGTCTTTTACTTCTTGATATACACTAAAGATTACTCTTGAATTCCCAGACATCATCAAATCTCTTATTAATACAATGAACAAACTTACTTTTCTTTGGAATCCATGTTGATATTGGGTCAAAGAAAAAATGCCATTCCTTATCTAGCCATTGTGTTTTTACTTTATTTACTTTTGTTTTATAAGACCATATCGTTTCATTATCATAACCAAACATATCTAGTGTATCTTGTGGATAAAAACTTGTATCGTTTTTCACTCGTGTCATTAACTCTATTGTCTTATCAAAGTTACCAAAGTAATCTAACTTATCTATGTGTTCTTTGTTAATACCAATAATACCTGTGTTGAAAACATCTATGTTCGTACGGTGTCCTTCTTCAAATAACATAGCCTTTGCGTTCCAGTACTTTGCAAGAGGGCTTCGGTTAGACGCCTTTCTTTTATTGAACATAGGACTTTGTTGCATTTTTAATGTGTAATCATCATTATTGTTTAATATTGCAACACCTCTATCTAAATTCCACACATCAAAGAAATCATCATCAGTAACTGGAACTACATCAAAATCAAGATATAATATTTCGTCATAGTGTTTAGATAATTCATACAACAAATATATCTTATAAAAGTTAACTATACAATAATCATTAATCATAGGATATTTTTCTTTGAACATTTTATGGTATTCTTTATATGAATCATCATATTCAAAGAGTTCATACTCTGTTGAAATATCATATGCGTATTGTTGATGTGATTCTTTTAGTCTATCGTAGTGTTCAATAAACTGTAGTTTTGTTCTTTGTGTTTTAGACATATCATCACCGTTGTATGGTGGTTGATAATCTAAATTTTCGGAAGGAATATCTATGTATAGACTAAAAACAATTCTCATAATAAACTCTAATTGTATATATAAATAAATTTAAAGTGAAATGAAAAACATAAGGAGTAATTATGAGTAGAGCATTTCCAAAGGACTGTCAATATGTAAAAGGCAGTGCAAGATTTACTAATGATGAAAAAAGTATTATAGAATTACTTTATATTAAAAATGAAGATGAACTAAATACAGAACGTCAATACACTGCATCAGCATTTCCAGTTGATTCACCTCAATATAATTGGGTACTAGAAAACTGTGATGATTTAGATAATATTCATGCAAATACTTATCGTTGGATAAGAGAAGCAAGATATAACTATGAATTAGAAGTAATGGAAATTGCAAAGAGAGAAGGTTTAATATTCTCTTCTGGACTTGCAGATGTGCGTTCATACACAACTTTTCTAACTTCATTATTTGAACCATTTGATGAATCAAAAGAATCAGAAATTAACAATTTGTTCTCAATAAAATTAGAGTTGTTTGAAATGCCACATATTCGTCAAAACACTAATACTGATTTAAAGAAGGCATTAAGAAGAGCTGCAACACCTTTAGAAGTTGTTAGAGCTGCAATTGATATTCATCTTGACAATGTTGAAAATGGGATTGAAATTGTGGTAGAAGATACTTCGAATACCAGCCAGGAATCTGCATAGATTTATATCGTTGATTGAATAAGTATACACTAAATTCTCTTTCATCAAGTATTGTTTGATAGGAACAAACACCACCATAGGGAAAGGTAATGTATTCGTGGTTCTCGTGTAAATATTGGTCTATGCCTTTATGATACTTGACCATGTAGTAATCTGGTTGCTCCATAAAGTCTTTGTATATGTATGACTTATTGCCATACCAAGATATGATAGAACTGTTGATTGGTGTGTGGTATGCAGGACGCCACCATGCGTATATGACTGATAGTGCCTGTGATATAAACTTATTACAATCACCACGAATAATTACATCTAGGTCAAAATATATATTGTAGTTCTCTGTGAATCGTTCGAAGATTTGTAGTTTATTGAATACACCCTCGTGTCTATCTTCACTTACTACATTGAACTTATCATACTCTAAACCTGAGAACTTGTCAAGCATATATTTTAAATTGTCAATATAGATTGGGTGATACTTATCACCAGTACAAACACATATTATATTAAGCATGCCAATGTTCTCTTATCCAATTGTATCGTTCAGTCATTATATAGTTATCTGGATTTGCAAAGTGTATAATTTTTAGATTAGAATTTATTTCATCACCCATAACCTGAAATTCTTCATTAAAACTATCTCTATACAATTCATTGTAAGTTAGATTCTGTTCAAATATTTTTGACCATTTACCAACCCATTTACCAGGCATCATGGTAATCTTTACACCTTCTTCTCTGCAAGTATCCTCTACAAAGTTTTGTTCACCAAAGTATTTAAAATGTACAACAAGATTGTTATAGTAATGTAATTGCCATCTAACAGGGTCCTCTATATATTTTTTCCAAACAAAGTCTAAACTACCTGCTTTGAATTTATACCAACCACCATTGATTGTTGTATGAGGACTTTTATTCCACCATTTAGTATATGACACAAGTTCGTTTTCTTCTACGGGCCAGTTGACCATTTCTGTAATATTACTTACAATTAGTTGGTCAATGTCCATAACAATAATATCACCATCACCAGTAAAGTTCTTATCAAAAAATTGTAGTTTATACCAATGTTCTCTTATGATACCATTTTGTTTGAGAGGTATCACTCTGTCTGCGAGAACTTCACTATCGCTATAACATACAAACTCAAAGTCAACATCACAATGTTTTTTAAGAGAGTTGTAGAGATTAGCAACATAGTCTGTACTGTATTTGCCTTGGTAATATAAACAAAATATCTTAATCATTTTCTTGTAATCTTTGTAACTTGTTGAAACTTTTTCCTGCCTTACTACAATATTTACTGCATTGTCGTATTGGATTAGATTCCCAACTTTCAGGTAATTGTTGATTAAACCATTTACTATCTTTTAATATTTCTTCAATTGGTTTATAAAATATATTGTGTTCTTTTTCTTGTTTCTTATAATCAATCATTGTTTGATTAGCAAATACTTGTGGACCAAACTGATAATAATTATTAGCTAGATAACAACAAGGAATTACTTGTCCATCTGGATTTATAAGTATTTTTCTATTGTTTAACCATTTACAAGATATGATATCATCTTCAATTTTTTTCTCTTTAGTTTTTAATTTAATTCCTTCTATCTCTTCTGGTTTCTTGTCGGCATATTCTAGTGTATATTTTGAACCATCAGCATTTGTATATTCAAAATATCTATTTTTTTCTGATAATCTGTCTGACCAAATATAACTATGATTTTTAGCACCATATTTTAAACATAACTCTTTTATTTCTTGCAAATCATCTTGATTGTGTTTAAACAATATAGTTTGTGCAACAGCTTTCGCCTTCGTCATAGATAAAGATTTCATATTTTCAAGTACTTTATCTAAATTAGTAAACTTTCTATATAACTGATGTTGATGATTGTCTTTACCATCAATACCAAAAACAACTCTTAATCTATCACCACATAATATACCTAAATCCCACCACCATTTCTCATCACGAATACTACCATTTGTATTAATTATGATAATAGTCTTTTGTAAATTATCTTTTGTTTCTTTAATAATATATTTACATATTTCAAATATGTCTTTATTCATTATTGGGTCACCCCAAGTACCACATATCTGAAATACATTTGTTAGTTTTAATGTACTAGGTCTATACGCTCTTTTGAAATCTTCTAATGACCAACTAATTAATGGTAACCAATCTGCCTTCTTTAATCCATCAGAATTTGTTCTATGACATTGAGGACAACCAGCATTACAATGTGTTGTTATATCTGCAAATATATCAAAGTATTTTGTCGGCCACATCTTCAAATACTTTCCGAAAATCTATATTGCGATACTTCGCCAAACTTAAACAATAGTTAATTCCTTGTTGTAATTCTCTTTCATTAAACTCTTTTGTTAATTCACCTCTTACCATCTCGAAATCTTTACCTTGATATTTCTCTAACAATTCTTCTTTATTTCTTACGTTTTTACATGACAAAGATGTAGGATTGGCAACAACATTATGGAAATATGTTTCTATACCAAAGTTGTTTCTATAATAATCTCTTATCTCAAATAAGTCATTAACGTTTAATAGATTGACAGTACACGCAATACCAGACAGATATTCTTTTGCGTCTACTAGGTTTCTTTCAAACTGTTTTACATCAATAGGATATCTTATCCAACTCAACTTCTCACCATAATGGTCAGCAGATATATCCATAGTCAAACTTTTAAATCTGTTTGGTATATCAAATATGCTATAATTATTAAAGTTTAAATTCGTAAGATTCGTTTGAAATCTTATCTTTATATCTTTAGCATTTTCATCTGGTATTCTATCCATTATCTCCCACATACGAGGAATAATAACTGGCTCGCCACCTATGAATTTTATACTATTAACCTTGTCTATATTTTCTAATATGTTATTCACTATCTCATCAAATCTTCTCATACTAACATTTTTTGCGTTATTCTCAATAGTAAAACCAATACCGTCATTCATTTCTTCTTCAGTCAGAGTTGAATTATCTAAAGTATTCCATATCTTATCAATACCAGATTGTTTTAATTCTTGTCGTCTAAATGATGAGTTGTATGGTATACACATGTAACACCCAAGATTACAATGTGAACCACCAATACGCAGTTTTAAATCTATTTTATTAACGTGTGCAGTTTTCTGGAATTTTTTATTATACTTTGCAATTCTCGGTGATGGTTTACCTGCGTCCTCAAGTTTATAACAATATTCACAGCCTTGTATTCTTTTGCCTTCCATCATGTCTTGACGAATCTGTTCCATTTCGTCAGACATAAAGTAATCAAAAGGTAATGTGTTTATTGCGTTATACTTTTCTAGAGATTTATTCTTTGTTGCAAAACAACAAAGTCTATAACTTGAAGTGTTATCACTAAAGATTTCATTGAAAGGTAAAGTACAATACTTGTTTTCTGTCATAATAAATATTTACATATGTTACAATTTATGTTATAATTATATATAATTATTATAAGGAGTATTATGTTACCCATTAAAAAAGCGGTTATAGAAGTCTGTGGTGCTTGTAATTACAAGTGTCAGATGTGTCCTCATTCGTTTGATGGTGGTCGTGAAAGACCATTTCGTCAGATGATGAACTATCAAATGTATCTTAATATATTAGACCAACTGATAGATTCAGAAGTAGAAGAAATATATCTTGAAGGTTCAGGTGAGCCTGGTATGAATAAGAAACTTCCAAAGTTCATAGAGTCAGGACACGAAAGAGGATTTAAAATGTCTTTCATCACAAACGGTTCTTTAATGCAAGGACAGTTTATGAAAGATATCGTAGATGCTGGTTTACACTTTGCACGATTCTCTGTTACTGGTTATAATCGTGAGAAATATAAAGAATGGATGTCCGAAGATAATCTTGATATGATTATTAAAAATGCAAACGATATGATTGCATACATCAAAGAATCAGGTTCAGATGCAACGATTGGTTCATATCATCTCGTGTTAGATAATGATAATCAAGAATATGAAATAGAACAGTATCAAAAGAACTTTATTAATAAGGTGCCTGGTATCAAGGCCTCTATATGGCGTATGCACAATTGGTCAGGTGTCTATGATGAGATTACTTGGCGTAAACAAAAGTCAGTTAGACGTTCTTGTGGTAGACCATTCTCACCAGATATCATTATTCGTGCAGGTGGTAATGATGGTAAAAAAGGTGCAGTCGTTCCGTGTTGTATGGTTCTTGGTCAAGATAGTAAAGCAGTACTAGGTCATTTATCAGAGAATACTATTGAAGAAATATGGAATGGTAAAGAGTACGAACACTTAAGAAAGATGCACAGAGAACATAGATTTGATGAGGTACCATATTGTAGAGGGTGTGATATGTTATATGAAACACCAGAGGCGATGGTGTGGTCTAACTTCGAAACATCATACAATGTATTGACTGGTGGACTATTTGATATGAGAGAGTTTAGAATATAGACAGGAGAGAATCTTGAAAGTATTAATGGCATATCCAAATCTTCCATTAATGATGACACCTGCAATTGCAGTGGGTTTATTTCATAGTATTTGTAAAGAAGAAGGTGCAGAGTTTCGTTTATTTGAAACAACTCAATATTCTGAAGAATATGAAAACAGACATATTCTTATGGCAAAGTATGGTGCAAACAGAGGTAACCAAAGAGGTGATACTGATGCAGATTACTTTGATGTTAAATCACCAAAACAAATTATACCAGACTTTATTCAAACTATAGACGAATATCAACCAGATTTAATTCTTATTCACATGCAAGAAGATGTAGTTGAAATAGGATTAAAGATGTTAGATAGTATTAAAGATAGAAACATACCTCATATCGCAGGTGGTGTTTATGCTATGTCAGTTCCAGACCAATTATTAAAAGAACCTTTAGTTAACATGATTTGTCGGTATGAAGGTGAAACAGTTGTTCGTCAAGCTATTCGTGCATTTAAAGAAAAGAAAGCATTTACAACTATTGATGGGGTTTGGTGGAAAGATGATAATGGTAAAATACATAGAAACAAACCTGCAAAGTTAGTTGATATAACAGAAGTAATACCAGATTTTAGTTGTTATAAAAACCATAGATGGCAAAGACCTATGGGTGGTAAACATTTCTATCGTGCAGTAAGTATGGAAACATATCGTGGTTGTCCATATCAATGTACATATTGTAACTCACCGACAACTAGAGATATCGCAAAAACTCTTGACTTGGGAAACTTTATGAGAAGAAAACCTGCAGATGTTGTTGAAAGAGAATTACAAGATTTTATTGATAAAGGATTAGAACCAGATTTAGTTATCTTTATTGATGATAGTTTTCTTGCGAGACCAAAGAAAGAGATATTTGAATTTGCAAAAATGTGGAGTAAATATCAAATACCATTTTGGTTTAATACACGAATAGAAAATTGTAAACCAGATATTCTAGAGGCGTTAAAAGATTGTGGTGCATATCGTATGACTTTTGGTGTTGAATCTGGTAATGAAGATTATAGAAGAAACTATCTTAAAAGAACACCAACAAATGAAGATTATATAAAACATTTCAAATATATTAATGAAAGTAACATTCCATATAGTTTGAACATAATTATTGGTATGCCATTTGAAACTCGTGATATGGTCATGGATACTGCAAGACTTATTAGACATGCAGAAGGGTATGATGGTCTTACAATTGCAATATGGCAGCCTTATAGAGGTACTGGTTTAAGAACAATTGCAGAAGACGCTGGATTTCTAAAACCAGATGAAGGTATTTTCGGTAATGGTTTCTTAACAGAAAAAGATATAAATGGAATTATTATGCCTAAACCATATCTACAAAGAAATGATATGATTGGATTATCAAAAACATTCTCTTTATATGCATATTATCCAGATGAAATGTGGCCTCTTGTAAGACAGGCAGAAACAGATGAGAAGTTATGGGAAAAGTTGATGAGTGATTACAAAGAAAACTTCTACTTTGGTGAATATCAATCAGGTGGTGTAGACAAAATTAATCATTTAAAAAAATATTGTGTCAAACACGATATATCATCAACATTTCATTGGGAAACAGTTGCTGTATGAGATACATTGATACAATATGTATTAACTGTGAGATGTCTAACAATGGTTGGGAAATAGCACAATTAGATAGTTCATATGTTATTAGAATGGACCAAAGTAACTATCATGCTTACTGTGTTTATGTAAGTATGTTTGGTGAAGCATTCTTTATAGCACAGCAATTACAATCAGAAGGTATATTAGATAAACCATACAAAGTCGCAGTCGTTATTCCTAAGATAGAATCATTCAAAGATTCTGAGCCTGAAGATAATCTTACACGAATGAAGTTCATTCTAGAGAAGTTTGTACCACCAGAAAAAGGTATTGCTATAACATTCTATGAACATTGGCAAGAGAAAAAAGTAATTAAACCATTTGGTGCTTTCTATGTTTGGCCATATAAAGAACAATGGAATAAAGATAACTGTGAAGATTATATTTGTATTCAATCAATAGATGAAATAGCAGATAACTTTAGATATCCTAATATTGAACAGATATATGAACGAATGATGAAAGAAGTAGAATCATTAGGAATATCATATAAGTTTGTAAATTATAAACAGAAAATAGAAGAAACATACAATACACTTCTAAAATCTAAACTACTATTATCTTATCCAGGCGGTTGTTACTTATTAGCAGGTGGTTTAAACTTACCGACAATCGGTTTTGGTGATAATCTACAATCAAAAACAGATGATTATATTAATAGAAAACTGCCAGGTAATAAAGACTTAGTTCCTATACTTAATACAGTATGGGGTGATTGGTGTATTCATGCTGGTAAAATACTACATTATGATGAAGTAAATGGATTACATAACCGACCCCAAAGTAATACAATAAATATAGGTAAAGTTGAAACCGAAAGAGATTATGAAATACTGCGAAACACTCTATATAAATTGTAGTGATAAAATTATACCTAACCTTTATAATTCTCATGTCATAAGACTAGATGACACAAAAATGTCTAGTAATTCTCATGCCTATTATCAATTTGTATTTTGTTTAGGTGAATTATTTCATACTGCACAATCATTACAATCAAATGGTATACTTAATCAACCATACTCTGCAGGTATTATCATTTTAGATAATAAAAAATTTAAAGATTCTGATTATGAAACAAATGTTGAAAGAATAAAATTTATTGCAAATAATTTTATACCACCAGATAAAGGTATAGTTATTTCAATATATGAATCTAATATACAGAATACAAAAGGTTTTATTAGACAAAATGCTGACATTGTATGGCCATTTAAAAAACAATGGAATAAAAATGATTGTAAAGATTTTGTTGTATTGCAAGGATTAGGTGATGTAACTGAACATTCAGCTCATAGAAATTCAGAATCTATTTTTAGTCGTATAATAAATGAATTAGAAAATTTATCTGTAGATTACAAAATAATAGATTATACTACTTCTATAAAGGAAACTTTTGAAGTTCTATTAATGTGTAAATTATTAATTTCTTATACTGGAGGACCATATTGGTTAGCTGGTGGATTAGGTCTACCTACTCTTGCATTTGGTGAAAACTTTATTGAAAAAACAAATTTTTATTTAAATAAGATAAGAATCACTAAGCCTGTTGATTATAAAGAAAATAGAATAGTTATTGATTCTGATTATCATGTAGAACCTAAAAACTTATTAACAGCTTGGGGTATTTCAAGAACGAGGAATGTGCCTAGTTATGTTTACACATATAATGAAGAAAAGAAATTTCATAGTAAAATAGTTGACCATGTAAAAAATATTGGTCAGGTTATAAACGAAGAAGATTATGATATTTTAAAAAAGAGTCTTTTAAAATGAAGTATATTGAAACATTCTATATTAATTGTGAAGAAGATAATAATATACCAGAATTACATAACTCAGATGTTATAAGGTTTGATAATAACAATTGTCATGCCTATGGCATTTTTATTTGTTTTTTAGGACAAGTTTTCTTAAAGGCATTTAGATTGAATGAAAATGGTATACTAGACAAACCTTATAGTGTTTCATTAGTTATACCAAAAATAGGTAAATTTGATGATAAACAAGGTGATACTAATTTAGAAAGAATAAGGTTTATTGCAAATAATTTCATACCGCCTAAAAATGGCATAAAGTTTTCTGTTTATGAAGCAAAAGAAAATATAAAATATGTTACTGCATCTGATTACTTTACTATTTGGCCATATAAAGAACAATGGAATTATAATAATACAAAAAATTATGTGGCAATAAATGATATAAAAATTATAGAAAAAAACAAAAATTACAACTTTGATAGAATCAAAAAAACATATGAATCAATCTTAAATGAGTTGACAAATCTTGGAATAGAATATAAGTTAGTAGGATATGATAAACCAATAGAAGAAACATTTAATGTATTAAGGCAAAGTAAATTATTTTTATCTTGGTCTGGTGGTTGTTACTATTTAGCAGGTGGATTAAATGTACCAACACTCGCATTTGGTGATTGTCCTTTAACACAGATAGATAATTATGCTAACTTAAAACCGCCAGGAAGACCTTTTACAAATAAAGTTTTAAGAACATGTTGGGGTGAACATTTCTTACATCAAGAAAGAATCACACATTTTGATGAAAGAAATAGAATACATCAAAGAGCACAATCCCACACATTTAATATAGGCAATGTAGAAAAAATAGAAGAATATAATATACTAAAACAAAAATTAATGGAGTATTGTTAATGTGGAATCATGAAGTTATTGATAATTATTTAGATGACAATATGTTTAAAAAATTAGTAGATGATATAAAGGATATTAAACCTGAAGACAATAATGTCTATAGAAAGTTTTTTGATTATGACCCAACACCTCAAATTGAAACACTTGTAAAAAAATATGCTGTAAGAAGGCATTATGGTCCCTATAAAAAATTAATTCATTATGCTGTTACACCAGCAAACTTTGTTCATCCAGAACATGATGAAGCTGAATTTAAAATAATGTCTGCAATAGTATATTTAAGTCCAGAGAAAAATATAGGTACTACTCTTGTTGATTATACTCGACCGTCATATCCTGAAAAACTAACAGTTGATTGGAAACCAAATAGACTTATGAATTTTTGTGGACTAACACAAAGAACATGGCATTATTATGAATCAACAGATGTACGATATACATACAATTATTTCTTAGTTGACCCAGATAAAATAGAGAATGAAAATTTATTAAAACATGTTATTGATTAAAACATATTATCTTAATTGTAAAAATAATGGTAAACGATATGAACTTAGCTGAAACATTTTACATAGGGTGCGACAATGATGGGTCAGTCGCAGAGATAGGCATACACCCATTAGTTCGTTGGGATAGATTTGCAGTCTATTCGTTTAATGATATTCGTTGTATCTTATCACTTGCGTTTGCAAATACACACATACTACATCAAGAAAAAATACTTGACAAACCACAAAAGTATGTTATGTTATTACCCATTGTTGACTCAAAGAGAAAACCACAGAACAGAGAAACATACTATGAAACAATAACATGGATTGTTGAGAATATGATACCACCAAAGAATGGTATTATAGTATCTTTTTATTTTTACGATTCATTGTATCCTCAACTTATGAATATGTCTACACAAGATAAGACTGCAATATGGCCTTTGAAACAACAATGGTTAGGCGATGGTGATTATATCACAGTTCATAGATTTGAATCAATCACAGAAGAAAAGAGAAAGAATCGTTCACAAGACGGTCAGTATGATTTAATACTTGACATAGAGAATCTATCACGTTATAATGTAAAGTACATTGACTATACCATGCCTGTATCAGAAATGGTAGAATTATTACAACATAGTAAACAACATTATACTTATGATGGTGCTACTTGGCATCTTGCAGGTATGATGAATGTTCCAACAGTCGTTTATGGTCTACAGAAGTTTGACACATACAACAAAGGTTATTGGGACCCAGAACAAGATATCAAACATCAAGTTGATATTAGAGAAACACCTTTCCACATAAGAACACTACAATACGATATAAATAAAGATATTGTATATGCAGGTCCACAACAGTTCTGTTTCTGCACAAGAAACAAAAAAGAACTCAAACACAAAATCAAAAATATATAAATAAATCATATAAGTGCAGGGGCAATAGGGTCCGACAAAGAAACTACTGAAGGAAAGGTATTTCATGGCACAATACGAAGAAATAAGTATCGACCAAGGTACTGATGTTGCTATAACTATGGACTGTTTTGATGAAACAGGTGCCAAAAAAGACCTTACCAATTATACCGTATACGCCAAATTAAAGAAGAATTATAATAGTGAAGACTATACGGACTTTACTACTATAATTAATAACCCTACAACTGATGGCGGAATCACTCTCTCACTTACAAGCACACAAACAGACACTCTTAAGACTGGAAGACACGTTTATGATGTTGAATTACACTTTATTGATAGTGATGGCAATACAATTGTTGAAAGAATTCTAGAAGGTAGAGTCCAAGTAATGCCAAGTGTAACCAAATAGGATTAAGAAATGACAATCGTAAAAAACATCACAGTAGGAATACCAAGTAAAAGAGTTACAGGTAGTTGGGACATCAACAATTTAATTGGTGTTAATACTACTGGTAAAACAAATGGCGATATATTAGTATATGATTCAGGCACTTCAAAATATGTAACAACAACATTGGCAGGACAAGATGGTTTGGCATTCACATGGGATTCTGCAAATGACAAATATACAGTTGCAATAGATTCTGCATTAAAAGTTTCATCTATTGAAGGTGATTCAAATAACATTTACATTAATACATCTACAGGACAAACACTTCACATTAATGGTCAAATACTTGCCGATAGTGCAACATTTGGTCGTTTAAGAACAAGAAATTATAGTTTCCCATTATTAGACGGCGCACAAGAAGGACAAGCAATTGTTACTGATGGTAATGGTAATTTATCGTTTGCCTTTGCTGGTCAAGAAGGACAAGCAGTTGTTGTTTCACAGATGCAAGACCTCAATGATGTTCAGGATAATTTAAACAACTTTAAATATCCAGACCACTTCTTACTTTGGGATTCATCATTCACAACATATGATAGTTCAGGACAATATAGACCAAAAGTATTTGGTGATGAAGTACATTCACGATTTGCGTCAAGTAGTGATTTAACATACGATTCTGCAACAGGTAGATTCAGTATAACAGCAACTGGTGTTACTGCAGGTACATATGGTTCTGCAACACAAATACCAGTCTTAACAATTAGTGCCGAGGGGCAAATAGACTCTGCAGGTCTTGTATCAGTCGCAGGTGTATCATCAACTACATATGATTCTGCAACTGGTGTATTAACAATTAATACTGCAGACGGAAATAGTTTCTTAACAACATTACATGATTCAGATGACAGAATATCAGAAATTAGAAATGCGATTAGTTCATCTGGCGATTTAAGTTATAATTCAACTACTGGTGTATTCAGTTTTGATGTTGAAGATGTTTATACAAAATCAAACTTTGATTCAGACTTTGATTTAAGAATAAGTGAAACAGATTTAGTTGATTCAACAGATGTTATCAATGTATTACAAAGTACAACATTTACTACACTTACAGTTGACAATGTTAATGTTGATGGTAATACAGTTTCAACAACATCTGGTGATTTAATATTAAATCCAACTACTAATCTTCAAGTAACACACGCAGACTTTGTTGATACAAGAATTCCATATGTTGAAGATGCTTCAGGAACATTGGCAACAAAATCAACATTTACTTTTGATGACGCAACTGATACACTATCAGTAACAAACGCAACAATAGATTCTGCCGCTATCACTACACTAACAACAGGAAACATTACAGTAGATGGTAATGTTGTTCCTGCACTTGATAGTACATACGATTTGGGTTCTGCAACAAACAAATGGCGTGAATTACATTTAAGTGGACAATCTATCTATCTTGGTAATATTGTACTTAAAGATGAGAACGGAACATTATTAGTAACAAGTTCAGGTGGTTCACCTGTTGCAGTTGATTTATCATCAAATACAACTGATAGTCTTGCAGAAGGTTCAACAAATTTATACTATACAGATGCACGAGTAAGAGCGGCCTTATCTGCAGGTGGTGATTTATCATATAACTCATCAACTGGTGAATTTAGTATTGATGTAGAACAAATTTACACATCAGTAAACTTTGATAGTGATTTAGACGCCGCATTGTTAAATGCAATTACACAAGGTAGAGGTGTTTCATACAATACTGCTGACAACACAATCAATATAGATTCAACAGGTGTTGTAGCAGGTAATTATGGTTCTGCAACTCAGATTCCTGTAATTTCAATTAATGAACAAGGACAAATAGATTCTGCTGGTACAGTTACAGTAGCAGGTGTATCAAGTGTTGCATTTGATAGTGCAAGTTACAAATACACAATATCAACTGCTGACGGTGGTTCATTTGAACAAATGATTCACACTAGAATAGATAGTGGTCAGGCAGGAACATTTGGTTCTGCTTCTGCTGTTCCTATTGTTACAGTTAATCAATTTGGTTTAATTGATAGTGTTACAACAGTTGCAGTTGCAGGTGTTGAGAGTGCTTTATTTGATTCAACAACAGGTGATTACACAATTAACTTATCATCTGGTGGTACAGTTGTAACTAGACTAAGAGATTCTGCAGACATAATGAACAGGGCAAGAAATGCTCTACAAGTTACAGATGCAGGTGGTGATGGTTCACTATCATATGATTCGAACACAGGTGTATTTACATATACAGGACCGAGTGCCGCTGAAGCAAGGGCACACTTTACAGGTGGAACTGGAGTAACAATTTTATCTGGTGAAGTTGCAATTGGACAAGCAGTGGGTACAAGTGATGATGTCGCATTTAATTCAGTATCAGTTAACACAACAAATATATTCGGACAAACTGGTGGTGGTTTATCAATAAACAATGACCAAACAAAAGGTGATGCAAGTCAATCAATACTAAATGTTGTATCAGAAGATTCATCATATACTGCTGGTGTTGCCATTGGTGTTAAAAACCAAATAGACCATGTAATTGGTGTAAGAGGTAATACAACAAGTAACGAACTTGTAATTGGATTATCAGATACAACTGGTACATTTACAGTTAAAAATAATGTTGGTACTGCACCATTCAATCTTAATGGTGGTACAGACTTATTTACAATCGGTTCAAGTGGTATTGTTAATGTAACAAGTACAGTAGAAGCAACAAACAAAACATCTGGTGCGTTCGTTGTCGCTGGTGGTATCGCCGCAGATAAAAATATTCGTGCCCAAGACTTTATCGCATCAGGAAACGTTCAGGCCTCAGGCACACTTTCTGGTAACTTACAAGCATCTGCATTATCATCAAGGTCAACAACAGACCTTTCAGAAGGTACAAATCTATACTATACAGACGCAAGAGTTAATTCATATGTAAGTGCAAACATAGTAACAACTGATATTGCAGAAGGTACAAATCTATACTATACAGACGCAAGAGCAGATTCTGCCGTACGAAGTGGTGTATCGGCAAATGATGGTGGTGGTGATGGTAGTTTTGCATATAACTCAAATACTGGTGAGTTTACATATACTGGACCTAGTCCATCAGAAGTAAGGGCACACTTTAGTTCTGGTACTGGTGTTACTTACAATTCTGGTACAGGTGCAATCTCAATAGGACAAGCAATTGGAATTGCTGACTCTGTTGAGTTTGGTGGTCTAACTGTTCCTGGCACAGTTACAATTGGTGGAGACTTAAACGTTTCTGGTGGTTATAATGTTGCATCAAACAATGACTTGCGTGTAACAAATGCATTAATTAAACTCGCAGATTCAAGTGTTCAAGATATATTTGACATTGGTGTAGTTGGTAGATATTCACAAGATGCTGGTGTAACTATAAGACGAGCAGGATTCTTCAGAGATGCTACAAATGGTGAGTGGTATGCATTTGACAATCTAATTCAAGATGATTTAGATTCAAATCCTGCCGCACAGACAATTAATAGAGCAGACCCATCATTTGAATTAGGAACATGGAACTATAAAGCATTGAGAGGACAATATCTAGGATTTGATTCAGACTTTGCCGCCTTCTCATCAAACTATACACAAGAAGATTCATCATTTACTGCCGTAAATGCTGGTAGATATGCAATTAGTACAACGGACGGACCTGTTACTGTAACACTTCCTGCTTCACCAACAACTGGTGATTATGTAAGACTGATTGACGTATCAAACTGGGCAACAGAAAATTCAGTTACATTAGATAGAAATGGTGAAACCATTGAAGGATATTCAGATAACTTTGAATTGGATTTAGGACAATCAATAATTGAACTTATCTATATAAATAGTTCATGGCAAGTATATTCATCTATTGGTCAGAGAGGTGCTCAAGGACCTAAAGGTGATAGTGCTGAAGTGGCAAACTTTGCTTCACCTGCACAATCAATTGCTTTCTCGATAGCATTGGGATAATAAAGATAGGATAAAAAACTAATGGCAAAACAACTACAAAGAGAATATGTATTTACTCCTGGCGGTGCTGGAGTTGGAACTATCCAAATCCCAGGCCGATACACTCTCGACAAGATTTTATTAATAACAAACGTAACAGATAATATTATCATCTACAACTTTGCAGATACTACTTTTGCAGGTACAACTGCAACATTTACTGCCGCCAATGATGCAACAAATTGGCCTACAATACTTCAGGCAGATGATGGTTATACTACAATCACATTACAGTATAATTCATCTTCTATGAGTGCAAGTGATTCACTTCAAATTTATACAGAAGATACACAAGATTACGGTCAGAAAATTAGACCATGGGATTTTGGTACAGACGCAATCGAAAGAATGAGAGTATCAAATCCACAGGCGATGATTGATGCTGACTTTGAATACGGATTACAACCTACAAAATGGGCAGGTTATGGTACTGTTAAAGGATATCCATCAACATACGAATTACCTGGCGTTGATTTAACGGTTTCTACAATTGTAACAGACTATCAAACAACAAGTACAACTAACTCTTTGATTACAGTTACATTTACTACAGTTCATGGACTTGCAGTAGGTGATGTTGTAAACGTATCAGGATTAAATTCTGCTGTTGATGGTTTCTCAAGAGCAGATGGTAACTGGATTATATTCTCTATTCCTACAACATCTTCAATCACATATTTTGCTCGTGGTACAGTTGGTGCTTCAGATGGTGATTCATTAAAAACAGAAGAAGTGCTTGTTAAAAAAGGTAGATTATATACTGGTGCAAGTATACCTGTTTCATCTATTGCATCAGATGGTGCAGACCCATCAATTATAACTGTAACATTTACTAATCCTCACGGACTCATTCCAGGCACAAATATACACGTTGATGTAGGAACTGGTACAAATAATGAATATGCATCTGGACCATTCTTTATCAAATCAACACCTACATTGGAATCTTTAACATATACTGCAAGAAGTGGTGCTGCCGTTACTTCGCCTGGTTCTGCAACATTCTATGCATTATCTAACTCAACAATTTTACATAGACCATTTGATGGTGGTGTTATCCTATCTACTAAAACACCAACATATGCGGCCTCTGTTGTTCGTCAGACTAAAAGATATTTCAGATATCAATCTGGTAAAGGTTTCTTATGGTCGTCAGGTACACTATTTGCACCTAAGTATGATATACAAAGTGTGAGTGCAAATGCTACAGCAAGTGGTTCTACAATCACAGTAAAAACAGACGACATAGACCACGGATTACAACCAGGCGCTAGTATTGAATTAGATGGTATCACTACATCAGGATATGAAGGAACATATTCAGTTAACAGTATTGTTGATGACTATACATTTACAGTTTTAGCAACGTCTACTTTAGGTGACACAACTGCCGCTCTTGAAGAAGTATCAAGTGTCTATGTTAAGTCATGGATTGGTGCTGCCGTTAGGGCAGGATTGTTTGATGACCAAAACGGTGTATTCTTTGAATTTGACGGAAACCAAATGTTCTGTGTTCAAAGGTCTTCAGTTCAAAACGTTACTGGAACAGTTGCTGTTACACAAAACAGTCAGTCCATAACTGGTACAAATACACGATTCACAGAACAATTAAAAGCAGGTGAAAGAATTGTTATTAGAGGACAGATTCACTTTGTAACACAAGTTGTTAGTAATACATCAATTTTTGTTACACCTGACTATCGTGGTATTACTGCATCTGGTGTTCGTGCCCAAAAGATAAAAGAAAAAAGAGTACCACAATCTAAATGGAATTTAGATAAAGTAGATGGTACTGGTCCATCTGGTTACAATTTTAATAATAACAAAATGCAGATGATGGGTATCGAATACTCATGGTATGGTGCTGGATTCATTCACTTTATGATTCGTGGTTCTGATGGTAAATGGAATTATGTACATAGAATTAAAAACAACAACGTAAATGATGAAGCATATATGAGGTCTGGTAACTTACCTGTAAGATACTCAATTGAGAATGACGCACCGTTAACATCTTTAACTGGTACAATTGATAGTGCCGATTCAGATATACCTGTCGCAGACTTACAAGAATTTACAGATACTGGTACACTATTAATTGATAATGAGATTATCTCATATACAGGTCGTTCTGCGACTGATGGGCCAGGTAACTTTACTGGGTGTACAAGAGGCGCAACATTTAGTCAGTATCAACAAGGTGCAACAAATACCTTATCTGCAGGACCTATTGCATCACACAGTTCAAATACTGGTATTATTGAAATATCCAACACATGTTCACCGACACTTACTCATTGGGGTTCTGCTCTGATGATGGATGGTGGATTTACTGAAGATAGAGGATATATGTTCAACTATCAAATCAACCCTACAGGTGCTAAAAACGTTTTTGAAACAGAACAAACCTACTTTGCACTTAGACTTGCTCCATCTGTTGATAATGGTGCAGTAGGAAGACTTGGTGCAAAGAACCTATTGAATAGGTCTCAGTTATTACTTTCTGGATTATCTGTTGTGGGTGCAAACGGTACATCAAATACAGCACTAGTTGTTGAAGGTATACTAAATCCTAAAAACTTTGATAGTGCAACATGGGAATCATTAACTGGTGAAGCAGAAGGTGGTCTTCCAAGTTTTGCTCAAGCGGCAGTTCGTGGAGACATATTTTTTACATCAGATTCATCATCGCCATCAATAAGGGCTGATTTCCCTGCTCAACCAGGCGAAACAATATTCAGTTCTGCGTTTCCATGTGCCAACACTGGTTCTGCTTCAGATACGCTAGACTTATCAAGACTTAAAGAATTAACAGGTGCTCCTTTAGGAGGTGACTATAAATTCCCTGACGGTTCAGACATTTTGGCATTAAATGCTCAAGCAACTGACGGTTCAGGACGTATTGCGATTATTTTGAGATGGATGGAAGCACAAGCATAAAGAAAGAAAAATAGATGGTAGTAAAACTAAGTACTTTTCTAGGAACATCATTCTCTGACCAAGCAGACTCGGCAACTGTTCGTGCGATTGTTCAATCCGAAAACATCAAACTAGACTCTAGTACTCAAGGCGATTATATAAAAACTATAAGAGGTATCGCTGGAGGAGGAATAGAAGTTGTTGGTGGAATAGGACATGCAACGAATCAAGAGATAAGAGCAGACTCCGCCGTTATTGCCTATTTAAGTGTAACACAAACTCTATCAAATAAAACGATAAACTTAAATACAAATACTCTACAAGGTACTACTGGTCAGTTTAACAACTCGTTGACTGATGGTAATTTTACTACACTTGCTGGAACCGAAACTCTTACCAACAAAACATTAACATCACCAACAATTACAGGTCCTACTATAACTGGTCCTGGCTCTATTACAGATATTAGTACATTTGGTTTGAGAGATACAGTCGCAACTTCTTTTGAAACAAGAATCACATCAACAAGTGGTGATACATTAACTGCAGATAGAACACTAACACTTGATGTACAAAATGCAGACAGAACAGTTAGTTTAGCAGGAAACTTAACATTAACTGGTGGACATGCGTCTACATTTACTACAACAGGTACAACAAGTGTAACACTACCAACATCTGGAACATTAATAAGTAAAGATAGTGCTAATGGTCTTGCTGTTGCGCCATTCTTTAGTGGTTCTGGATATTATTTGACAGGATTGTATTCTGGAAACTTTGCATCTGCCGCTACACTAAATATTAAAAACTCTGCAGGGAGTACACTAAAAACAATAATTGGTTCAGATAACTAGAGGTATACATTATGGCAACTAGAACACCAGTCTACTTTGATGGTACAGACATAGTAGACATGACACCTACTCAATTAGAGAACGTTTATAACTACGCAAAATATCTTTACTCACAAAATAAATCAGTAAGTTTAAGTTATGCTGCAAGTGGTGGTAAAGTTGGAACTATTAATGACACTAGAAATCAATCTGGTGTAACACAAACTAATGCCGTCAGTTATCCAACAAGTGCCGCTTTAACTTCTTATAATAATGTAAATCCTCTTACAGTTGGTAATAGTAGAATTGATTTAACAAGAGATAAAACTATTTCAGTAGATAATGGTGTAATTATTGATTTTGATAGTGGTCATTTTGCTGATATTAGTTCCCAACAAACTACTTATTCTCCAACTGGTAGTAGTATTATTGCCGCACAAGTAGGAGATAATGGTACAATATTATATACTCTAGACCTTGGTAATGACAGACTTTTACAATATCCTTTATCTACTGCTTATGATATAAAAGATTCTGCATCTGTAGGTGCCCCAAATTCAGTATTTAGTTTTAGTGCTATTACTACTACAGGACACCCAATTCAAGGTGGTGGTGGCGTTAATATTAATCCAAGAGGTATACAATTACACGCAAATGGTGAAAAAGTTTATTTTGGTTCTTATTCAACAATATGTACTGAAATTTTTCAATATGATTTAACTACTCCTTGGAATTTATCAACCGTTTCTACTGGAACTAAAAAAATTTTTAGACCTACTGTAGAAGGTGAAACTCCATATGCTAGTGGTAATCGAGGTCAATCATTTTGGTTAACAAAAGACGGTAATAAATTATTTTATCCTCTTTATGAAACCGCTACAACTTCGTGGAAAATAAGAAGTTATACTTTATCAACTCCTTGGGACATTAGTACAGCAAAAGATGATAGTGCAGTACTTCCTGACCCAGATGGTGCAGGTGGTTTATATGGTGTTTGTACTGTAGGTGGAACTGCAGATAGTGGTGATACACATATTTTATTAAATTCAACTGCCTATTCAGGAAGAATAATTGCTTATAGATTTAATACTCGTGGTAGTTATGATATTACTGATGTAACATTAGAAGATACATTTGTGTTAGATGATTTGGGTATCATAGTAGGAACTAATTATGACATTCGTACTCCTGCAGATTCCAATGATAATTCATATCTTTATCTGACTCAATATAATACAGACGTTGCTAGACTTGGTTTAAATTTTGGACCTATAATTGCGACAGCATCAGCAACTGTTGATAGTAACAATATTAAATTCCCTATGTATCGTGATGCAAGTAATGACCTTGTGTCAATGACTGCTACAGATTTTATTGATACATTTTGTGTTCCTGCATTACGCACATACAGAACTACTGATACAACTGAAGATAGTTTTGGTGGTATATATCACGTTCAAACTGCAACAACATTTTCAGGAAGTACACTTGTTAATGCAAATCCAATATTTACTGATACAAGAAATGATGGACTAACATCTGGTACAGGTCAAACTCAAGACCAACCTACAGATGTTCAAAATTATTATCTTTTTGAAAAAACATTTGATTCAACTAACGCAAGAGATTTTGATATTCCTGCACTTGTTTACGATTCAACTGGTGATATTTACACAGATGATAGTGCAGGATTTACAACAGTATTACAACAAATGATGAGGTATACTGCCGCAGGTGGTACAACTGGAGGAAAAATAAGTTATCAATGGACAAGTGGTGATGCTCAAAGAGGAGTTTCAATACTTGATACAAGATTGAGTGGTAGTACCACCAGCACAGGTTTTGTTAGTGTTGACGATTATCGTGCCCAAACTCACCCAGCTGGAACTCCAACAACAGCTAATACATATTATTTAGGTATTACGGTTACTTAATCTTATAAATAGTAGAGTAATAAACGGAGACATTTCATGGCAAATCCAACTTCTAGGGAAACTTTACTTGACTATTGCAAGAGAAGATTAGGTGACCCAGTCATAGAAATCAATGTTGATGAAGACCAACTAGAAGATAGACTAGACGAAGCCCTACAAGTTTTTCAAGAATACCATTCAGAAGCTACAGTTAGAACATATGTTAGTTATCAAATAACTGCAGATGATGTTACTAATAGGTATGTAACTGTTGATTCAAGTATTTTGTTCATATCACGCATGTTTGCCATTGACGCAACATTTGGTTCTAGTATCAATTTCTTTGATATTAAATATCAAATGATGTTAAATGATATTGCAGATATGCACAACTATGTAGGTGACCTTGCATACTACGAACAAATGCAACAATACTTATCATTGTTAGATATGAAATTAAATGGTACACCTCAAATAGAATACTCAAGAAAACAAGATAGACTTTATATCTTTGGTGAGTTTGCAGATGGTGATTTAAAAGCAGGTGATTATATTGTATACGAAGCATATAAGATTATTGACCCAGAATCATTTACTAAAGTATATAATGATATGTGGTTAAAAGAGTTTACAACTGCATTGATTAAACAACAATGGGGTGCAAATCTTATCAAGTTTGAAGGTATGCAGTTACCTGGCGGTGTTACTATGAATGGTAGACAATTGTTTGATGATGCAACACAAGATTTAGAGAGATTAAGAGAACGATTACGACTTGACCATGAAACGCCGATAGACTTTTTTGTAGGTTAATATGGCACGAAATATGTACTTCACAGACGCAGTGAGGTCTGAACAGAATTTATATGAAGATATAGTCATAGAATCATTGAAGATTTATGGTCAAGATGTCTACTATCTTCCAAGAGATTTAGTCAACGAAGACACTATATTAGGTGATGATGTTGTTTCATCATTTAATTCTGCACACGTCCTAGAAATGTACATTGAAAACACAGAGGGTTTTGATGGAGAGGGAGACCTGTTCACAAGATTTGGTGTTGAGATTCGTGATGAGGCCACATTTGTTGTATCCAGAAGAAGATGGAATCAAACAGTTAGAAAGTGGGATAATGAAGTAACATCAGTTCGTCCACTTGAAGGTGATTTAATTTATCTTCCTATGACTAACAAACTATTTCAAATATCACACGTTGAACACGAACAACCATTCTATCAATTACAAAACTTACCTGTATTTAAACTTCGTTGTAACTTATTTGAATACAATGATGAAGATTTGGATACTGGTATTGAGAAAATAGACCAGATAGAAAAAGATTACGCATACACTTATATCTTGACACTTGACAGAACAAGTGATACTATATTACCTGGCCAAACTGTAAGTCAGTTATTAGATTCTGCAACAAATCTAACTATGACTGGTGAAGTAGAGAAATGGTCTGATTCTGATAGTAAACTTCACGTTATACACGTTGGTGCTAATGATGGTGCATATCATACATTCTTACCTACATATACTGCAACAATTAGTGGTGCATATAGACAAGACTCTGACTTTACAGTTAGTATTGTAACAGAAGAAAATGCACTATCAGAAAACGAACAAAATGATGAATTCAGTACTGGTTCCGTAGACTTCTTAGACTTTAGTGAAGGCAATCCTTTTGGTGATGTGGAGAATCAATAATGTTCGGTACTCATTTTTATCACGAAAAAATTAAAAATTCAGTTGCGATATTTGGTCGTATGTTCAATAACATTTATGTTATCAGAAAAAATTCATCTGGTGCAGTTATTAGCCAAGTAAAAGTACCATTATCATATGCACCAAAACAAAAATATCTAGAACGAGTTAGAGAACAATCAGACTTGTCTGCAAACTCACAAGTTGCAATCAAGTTACCTCGTATGTCATTTGAGATTACAAGTTTCAATTATGATTTGACAAGACAATTAGCAAAGATTAATACATTCCAAAGTCAAGGTACTGCAAAAGAAAACAGAAGAAAATATTTTACACCAGTACCGTATGATATAAACTTTCAATTAAATGTATATGCAAAGGCTCAAGATGATGCATTACAGATTGTAGAACAAATACTACCTTTCTTCAATCCACAATATGCACTAACAATCAAACCTTTTCCTAGTGTATATCCAAATCTAAAAGAAGATATACCAATTATAATGCAAGGTATGAGTTTTAGTGATGATTTTGAAGGTGATGTTGCGTCAAGAAGAACAATTATATATACACTAGACTTTGTGATGAAGGTTAGTTTCCATGGACCAATTACAACAAGTGATATTATTCGTAAATCAATTACAGATGTATCACAAATTAAAGTTGGTTTATCAGATAGTGATATACAAACTTCAAGGATTACTGTTACGCCAGACCCACTAGATACTATAGGTCTTGCAGATAGTGACTTTGGATTTACAACATTAATAGAATTAATAGGCGATAGTGCATGAGTGATGAGAAGAATATAAATGATGATTTTGAATACTCCAGAGCAACATATTACGAACTTCTAGAAAAAGGCAAAGAGTCTTTGATGGATATGATGGAAGTTGCAAGGTCTTCCGAACACCCTCGTGCATACGAAGTATTATCTAATCTTATTAAGAATATGGCAGATGTCAACGATAAGTTGATGGAACTTAATAAGAAGAAAAAAGATTTAGATAAAAAAGAAGAAACAAAACAGGTAGGTAACACGACTAATAACAATTTGTTTGTTGGTACAACTGCCGACTTACAAAAATTATTAAGAGATGATGAACAAGTGATTGATGTTACTAACGAGAACAATGCAGAATGAATACTATCTTGGTAACCCACTCGTAAAAAGAGATGGTGTCGTCCAAGAATGGACTCAACAAGATTTAAAAGAATATGCAAAATGCATGAAGAGTCCTGCATACTTCACAGAAAAATATATTAAGATTATTTCTCTTGATAAAGGTCTTGTACCTTTTGACTTGTACCCATATCAAAGGAATATGTTTAAACAGTTTCAGAGTGAACGATTCAATATCGTTCTTGCATGTCGTCAGTCAGGTAAATCTATATCTGCGTGTGCATATCTACTATGGTTTGCATTATTTAATCCAGATAAAACAATTGCTGTTATGGCAAACAAAGGTGCGACTGCAAGAGAGATGTTAGGTCGTATCACTCTTATGTTAGAGAATCTACCTTTCTTTCTACAGCCTGGTTGTAAGGCGTTAAACAAAGGGTCAATAGAGTTTTCAAATAATTCTCGTATAGTTGCGGCCGCTACATCTGGT